GAATCAGGGTTACTTTGACTCTGCACCTTTCCAGGCTCAAGACTTGTGTAGAACTGGATTCCGTTAGCAACAGACAATGATGCAGGGATGTACATGTAACAAGTCGTTGTTGCTGGGCAGTACAACTGCAGGTAGTGCTGTGTCTGGTTGGTCGTAGAGTTGCTCACCGAGTTGAAAATCTTGGTGTATACGCCGACATCGTTCGGATTTGTAATTTCTACGAAGTACAAGTATTGAGCTCCGCTGATCGCGGTTTCTACCGTAGTGTCCGAATCGATGTCTTCAATAATCGATGCGACGAGAGGGTTCGATGCGGTGGTAGTTGTTACGGCCATGATGATCTCACGTACAAAGGATGTTTACGACTGTTTGATTCGGAGCGGTACTATCGGACGTTTCTGGATTCCGAGTAGTCCAGAAGGTCAGCTGAGTGAAATCTAAACCAGTAGGGAAGTAGTACTGTTCACTTGTGTTCGGGCCGCAAACCAACATCATATCGGGCTCAGTCGTGCCGACGGTAGCAACTCCTGAGGTGAGCTTAAACTTCACGTATGATGTGTTTGTTGCAGCACCGTTAGTGATATCGATCATAAAAATGCTACCAGCGGAGCCCGTGACATCAGTTTCGGCGTTTTCATCCGAGTCGGCATCATTGACGATTTTATACGTCGCAGCTGTACTCGTGAACCCAGTTACTTTGAGAGTCATATCCACTCCAAGATGCAGATGATTTTATCTTATCAAACCATAGTTCGTTTAACAACGCGCCACAATTACTAAATGTAGTGTAGCTCTTTGACAAGATCGCTCACGTTAACTACGGTGACTACACCAACAGGAGGCAACACATGTCAGAAGAGCAAGAGTTCCACATCGACACCAATCCTGCGCTGCAGGCGTTGTTCAACGAGATCGGTGTTTCGTATCGTGAAGTAGGCCGTGTTTTGGGGGTGTCACACACTCACATTTGGCACGCTCTGAACGGAACAAGGAAGCCGATTTCCGTCAATCTATTGGCCAAGTATGTGCAGAGAGCCCGCGAAAATGCTGGCGTTTCTATGCAGTTGCTGATCACATCGGAAGGGAGACTGAAGTATAAAATCGATCGACCTTAGCGTCCGATACTTCAGAACATCCCTCTTCCTTCCCTTCCCAGCATCGATAGATGGAGCACGCCGTGTGGCTCAACGCAGCAGAAAAAATAGCAGTAACAGAAGTAGCGCAGAGACTTGGTCTGCAATCTCTCAAAGGCAATTCATTCGGCCCATGTTTTAACTGTGGGGCCTTGTACCGTGGCTCAAAAGACAAGCGGGGTACGATTGGGATTAGGACCGACAACAAAGGTTGGAAATGTCATCGATGCGATGCCGGAGGGTCAGGCATTGATCTAGTGTCATTTAGTGTTGGCGGAGGCAAGTTTTCGCAACTTGATCAGCTCAACAAGAAAAAGGTGCAAGTGTGGTTCGAAGGCGAGATCTCTGACGGCGCTCCCGTCACAGAGTCTATACCCAAGCTCCGTGGTTCACGACCACCGATAGTAGAGGTACAAAACCTTTGGAAGTCTTCACTCAAGTTGAACCAGGTGAAGTCGGACGACACTGCAATATCGTTCCTCAAGAGCCGAAACCTCAACTTGGGAGCTCTATCGAAGTCTGGAGTCGTGCGGATTACACCGGAACGATCAGATTATCGGTGGCCATCTTGGTGGCCGGCCGGCAGAAGTCAGTTGTGGAGAGTTATTGTCCCAGCTTTCGATGAGTTCGGTAAGTTTGTTAGTTTGCATGCGCGAGCCATCAAGACTCCTGACGCTGCTCCAAAAACGCTGTGGCCTAAAGGATTCGAAGCTAAAGGTCTCTTCATGCCGAACAGGCACGCCGTCAAAATGCTTCGCGGAGAAGCTGCGGATCTAGAGGGTCTGTTGTTTGTAGAGGGCCTCACTGATTTCATGAAATGCGCAGCAGAAGCGGAAGACCTCAACATTAATCTCGCAGTTCTTGGTGGCACATCAGGATCATTTACTGCAGTTTCAAAGCTGAATATTCCAAAGAATCTAAAAATATACATTGGAACTGATCCAGATGAACAAGGGAAAGAGTACGCCAACCGGATTCAATTGCAGCTAGCAGGCAGAACCTCTTACAGGATTCCACTTGAGAACTTTGTGGGAGGCTCTGATGATTGATTTGGACGCGGTAATTGATGGCAAAGAAGGCTCTCCGCGTCTGACTGATCTGTTGAAGATGGCGGAGGAGCACCACAAGAAGACCGGCCCAGAAGGTGCAGATGGCAAGATTGTAAACCTGCTCGAGATGCAGACTCTTCGAGACGGGACACAAAAAATCAAGCCTACAGTTCCGAACCTGTTGGTCATCATGGAGAAAGACAAGCGATGGAAGAAAAAGGTTTGGTTGAATGAGTTCAGCAACGCCATCTACTTAGACAAAGAAACGCTCAAGGACACAGACTACACGCGAATCAAAAGGTGGATGTACAACCACTACAGCACTCACTTCAGCACAGATGCGATTGTCGAAGCTACGAACTTCATTGCAGAACAAAACGGAAAGAACCCACTCGTAGATTGGCTCAACGATGTCGTATGGGATGGCGTTCCAAGAATGGACGAGTGGTTGATTCGGGGTTGCGGAGCGGAAGACACAAAGCTCACAAGAGAAATAGGTCGTCGATGGCTTGTGCAGTGCATCGCACGAGCCATGGAACCCGGCTGCAAGGCCGACTGCGTTCTCATCCTTGTTGGACCCCAAGGCGCACGCAAAAGCACGACCTTCCGCATCATGGGTTCCCAAGAGTACTTCTGCGACACGCCCATGGACATCGGTTCATCGAATGCCTACATGCAGATTCATCGAGCATGGATCTATGAGGTGGCTGAGCTCGACTCCATTAGGCGCGCTAGAAACTCCAGCACCAAAGCTTTCTTGTCTGCTCAGGAGGACACGTTCCGACTTCCATACGCTCGACAGACGGTCACGCTCAAGAGACACACAGTGTTTTGCGGTACTACGAACAAAGCAGAGTTCATTACGGATGAGACCGGCTCAAGACGGTACTGGCCAATACAGGTGGGTAAGATTGACACTGACTGGACGGAGCACAATCGGAGTCAGCTGTGGGCAGAAGCGGTAGTTGCCTACAAGAACGGTGAACGTTGGTATCTCGAAAACGAACATCAAAGTGAGCTAGATACACAATCGTCTGACTTCAGGCAGTTTGACCCATGGCAAGAAATCTTGGAACGGTTCATAAGCCACAACGGTATCAACTGTTCTACAACCGATTTGATGGAGCAAGCTCTGAAGCTGGAGAAATATCAGATGACAAGAGCATCCGAGATGCGCGTCGGCGACATCATGCGTCAGCTTGGGTACGAGCGAGTTCGACGTAGAGTTTTCGGGGACCGCAAGTATGTTTGGGTAGAGGCAGAAAAAGACAACGTGATTGAGATTGAAAAACCTGCAGTAGTTGTAGACAATGAAGATGTAAAGGGTAGCTGAAATGGAAAACGTAGAACACGAAGATATACGAGTATTCATAGATAGATTTTTGACTGAGGAAGATAAAGACCTCATTTGCTCAAAGCGATGCAATAGCAAGATTAGATCGTTTCCAGGCAATGAACTGTTCCACCTGTATTCAGAGGCAAACAAGGTCAAAGAGTTTTGTGCAAACGGTCACGACCGCAACGCCAAAGGGTTTGGTGTCGACTACCTGATAAACAGAGACTTCTCCAATGAATGGAACGACAGAGAGGAGGAGCCTTTCACAGAGCACAGAACGTCAGAGATTTTATTAGACTATCTCGATGACGGGTATGTGTTTGATGATGACCAGCTAGACAAGATCTATGCTTGGATTTCATTGACGCCGTATCAACTGATGTCAATGACGGAACCCATACGAACAAATCTGTGTAGAGCTGCTGAGTTGTTATGGGACTTGTGCGTGATGAAGAGTAGAGCGTTTGCGATACAGACCAACGACACGGCGCAGACGATGATGAGAGATATAATCAATCAATGGTCAGAAACGGTTATCATTCCTCACAAAGGCATAGGCCGGCGCAACCTGTTGGAATAAGAATGTCCGAACTAAAATCGATACAGCGACAATGGGACAAACCAGTTCAGTGGTCGGTTGAGACCGAGAAAACCAAGGTCAATGTACTCGACGAAGACGGACAGTGCGTAGCGAGCTCAATACTGCATTCGCATGTTCGAGAGTCGATTGAAGAGCACTTGGACAACGTAAGGACAGCAATAGCAATGGATCTACTGCTGTCATTGTCTGATGAACCTGAAGCCTAAGACTTCTTCTTGGCTGGTGCCTTTTTCTTAGCAGGTGCTTTTTTAGCGGGTGCCTTTTTAGCAGGCGCTTTCTTTGCAACCTTCGGCTCCGGTGCAGGTGCTTCAAGTTTAGCCTCAAGCTCTGCGATGTATGCGTACAAGACTGGGACTACCTGGGTCAGCTCGTAACCGTGGTGACATGCCTTAGCGCTCATCACGATTCGCATGCTGTTTACTTTTTCCTTCAAACTCATTTGTTCCTCCTTACAAGCGTAAGCGTGGATTTAATCCGGGCCATTCACGGACTGAAACAATACCACCAGTGGCCCGTTCAATACCAATAGCCAGTTGTAGCGACGGTGTTTTTCTACCATATTCCAAATCACGTAGATAACCAATGCTGATCTGCAGCTCGAATCGATGAAGTTCACCATTCAACCAATTAACGAACTTGACTCGAGTACTCCGACCAGGGAGGCTTTTACGATACTCGGTAATGACCATTAGACACACCCTTCGCAAGTACACTATCGAAATACTGTATGTTTGTCTACTTGGGGGTGTGGCTCCTTGACACACTTCTGGTTACTCAGTACACTCACCGGAAGAGAGGAACAAATGAATCAACAAGAGCGTGAAGCGTGGCTCAAAGAGCGCCGCAAGGGTTTGGGTGGAACTGATGTGGCAGCCATCATGATGGCTGGTGCGAAAGCATCTGAAAAGCTTGGTTCATTTGAAAATAGCCTCTTCAAGTTGTGGTCCGAGAAAACTGGTCTGTATGAAACAGAAGACTACGACGATGCGATTTTGATGCGTGGCCGAGTAATGGAAAAGTACGTCTGTGAGTTTTACGAGCTCCATCTAGGGGAAGGGTGTACGCTCTGGGAAGAGGGACTGACATGGCATCCATCTCGGCCACGCATCTTTGGAACACCGGACAGACTCGTTGAACAAAACGGCGTTCGTTTTGGAATGGATGCAAAGACAAGACGGTATCGATTTGGTTGGGGTGAATCTGGAACAACTGATGTTCCACTAGATGTAGAGATTCAGATGCGTGTCTACATGGAGATCTTCGACGCTCCATACTGGGACATCGCAACCCTGTTTAGCTTGGATGATTTTCGGGTGTATCGAATCGAAAGAGATAAAGAACTGGGCGAATCTATACTAGATGTAGCGCAAGCTTGGTGGGAAAAGCATGTCGACAATGAGGTGCCTCCCGATGTCGACGCTACGGACATGTGCAAAACAGCTCTGGGTAAAATGAACCCACGAGTCAAAGATGATCCCCCAAGGGTTGCAACGGTTGCAGAGAAAGATTTGCACGAAAAAATCTTATCAATCAGATCTCAGATAAAGACTCTGGACGCAGAAAAGAAGGAACTGGAGAACCTGTTAAGAGCCAAAATTGGTGAGGACTCCGGTATACAGGGTGTTGCAACTTGGAAGATGAGCAAGCCGAGAAAGGTATTTGACAAACACAAGTTCAGAGAGAAAGAGCCCAAGCTCTACGAGAAATACTTAGTAGAAAAACCAGGAAGTAGAATACTTCGCATCAAAGAGGCAACATGAGCACCGCACTTACAACCAGGGACAAAGTTACTCAGCTCAATGAGTACCTTGAAGGCAAAAAAGGCAGTCTCATCAAGATTGCCCCGCAAGGCACTGATGTCGACCGAATCATTCGGGTTGCAATGTTTGAGGCCGTAAAGAACGAACGACTGGTCAACTGCAGCCCAGCATCTGTGTACATGGCTCTTGCCAAGGCATGTGAGTTGGACCTGGTTGCTGGTGGTGTTCTACACAGAGCGTCTCTCGTTCCGATGTGGGACAAGAAAAACAAGTGCTACAACGCTGAGCTCTGGATTGAGTATACCGGCCTGATGGACTTGGTGAAGCGGTCTGGTGAAGTGGCTCACTTCAAGGCCGAGGTCGTCTACGAAAACGATCACTTTGAGCATTCGTTTGACCTTGAGAGTGGCGAGATCTTGCGTCACAAGAAGTGTCACGAAAACCCTGGAGAGCTGTTGCTCGCCTACGCAGTCTGTTTTTTCAAAGATGGTCAACGGCAAGTAGAGGTGATGCGCAAAGACCAGATCAACAAGATCCGCAGGTCTTCACGAAGCCCAGACTCCGGGCCATGGTCTCAACACACTGAAGAGATGTGGCGTAAGACCGTCATTCGTCGAATCTGCAAGTACCTGCCACTGACACCCAAAACAACAGCTGTACTTGAGCATGACATCCAATCGGATTTCGGCAACAGCGTTGATGTAGTTCCTGTTCAAGATGATGTTGTTGAGCAGGACAACACACAGTTGTTAGATAATGTTATTGATGTTCAAGAAGCTGAACCCAAGCCAAAGTCGAAAAGGAAGACCAAGGTTAAGGATTTAGTAGAGCGGGCAAAGGAAAACGACTTGCCTGAACCCG